TACAGCAGTATTTTAGACAGCCTAAAATCTTTGTAAGTCTTCCAAGTCAAGGCATCTACTACGCACCTGGTGTTATCAACGGTGATCCAACTAAATTGCCTATATTTGGTATGACTGGCATGGATGAGATCATGTTTAAAACACCAGACGCACTACTATCAGGAGAAAGTACTGCAAAAGTAATCAATAGCTGTTGTCCAGCCATTACTGATCCATGGCAAGTTTCTCTTATCGATTTAGATTTATTATTAACAGCTATTCGTATTGCTACATTTGGCAATGAAATAACAGTAGGTCACAAGTGTTCTAAATGCTCAACTGATCAAGATTACGTATTAGATCTTACTAAATTTATTGATCATTATGCTACATGTGAATATGACAATCGTGTAGTTCTTGACAATTTGTCTGTGGTAATTCGTCCGTTAAGTTATAAACAAAATACAGATTTTGCATTGAGAAATTTTGGAATTCAACAAAAACTTTATCAAATAAACAACATAACTGACATTGAAGAACAACAAAAAGCCAACTCTGAGCTATTCAAAGAACTTACTTTGTTAAGAAATGATTTATTTAAAGCTGGTATTGAGTGTATTGACACTGGAACAGTTGTTGTTACTGAAAGAGAATTTATCGAAGAGTGGGTTGACAACGTAGATTTAGATATTGTTGAACGCATCAAAGATCAAATAGAAAAAAACAGACAACGCTGGGTTCCACCTGCTCAAGTAGTCAAATGTACTAATTGTGAAAACGAAGATACTGTTTCAATTGAATTAGATCAATCTAATTTTTTCGCAAAAGCCTAATTGGACTAAACGCCTCTGATATTGAAGAACGTCTAGTTAGGCTAGAAAAAGAAGCAAAAGATTTTAAAACAGAACTAGTAAGATTGAGTTGGTACATGAGGGGCGGTGTTACAGTAGATCAATTGTTGCATCAATACAGCTATGATGACAGAGATTCTATGTATGCTGTTGTGAAAGAAAATATGCAAATGAGCAAAGAAACTCAAATGCCTTTGATTTAATATTATTTTATAGTTAACCCAGAACCAAATGTAGTATTAGGTTTATATTCATCATCCTTTTTGTCTTTTTTATTTGCATTAGGATCAGGCGGAATATTAGGATTGTTAGGATTTAAATATCTTGAAATTTTATTGTAACCTGTTAGAGCCAATCCACTTAGTGGATTTAAAATTGCTTTCTTATACCACTCACCACCAGGAATTTTCCATTCAGTTCCAGGAAGCATAGCTTCTCCTACTATCCATTTGGCCAAGGCTTCTTGACCATCAGATGTCATCATCCATGTTTTAAACCCAGCTTGGGCAACAGGAGTCAATTTGCTGTATAGAGGATCTAGTTTCCCAAACAATTTTCCAGCAATTGGTATATTGTATACAACACCAGGTACCCAAGATCCAACAACCTTACCTACTATCTTGTTGCCTGCCCAAATTGAAACTACTTGTTGTACACACTTGTCAATGTACCATTGAACAGCCCAGTTAAGTTTGTTTAGATCTTGTAGTTCAGGTTCGCCTCTTTCTCGCATTTCGTAAAGTTTCATAATGTTTTCTTTACATTCAAGAATTGGTTCAACAATTCCCCAAAAGGTTAGTCCAGCATTGATTGTCTTCCAGCTTGCACCCCACCAGAAATTAGTTTTGCTGTCAGGAGTTTTTAATTGTCCCCATACTGAATTTGCTCGTTTTTCAATAAGTTTATCCGCGGCTCGTTTTGCAGCGGCAATAACATCATCTGCTATACCAGCTTTAGCAGCTTTTTCTGCACCTAAGGCAACAGCTTCCGCTTCAGATATACCAACTTTTTCTGCTGCTAAGATCCATGCTTCGGCCAATTGTTCAGCGGCTCCTGCTTTACCTGCTAATCTTTTAGCAATCCATTCCATGGCATGCTCAAGACCTTGACCGTTTCGTGAAGAAACATACTTTAATAGCTGTCTAAATCCAGTCATGATTAAGACATTTTCGTTAAGCTGCTGTGATTCTGCAATGATGTCGTAGATTTTCATATTGATTCCGTGATATGATATTTATTACTGTTTGAAGATGAACTACGTTCATCTGTTCTTCGCTTGCGCTCGAACTAGTCTTCTTTTTAATACTATTATATAAACGCGAAGCGTTACGATATTATCTAGATTGTTCAGTCACACTTTGCCCGCACAGGGCAAATGATGAACATTATCTGAGTTGAACAGTTCACTTAACGTTACAGCATTACAGAGGCGGTTGTCCGGTACCTCGAGCTGAGTCTTATCACAACGGCGGGTCTACTAGCATACGTTAACATACTATTAGCCGTGGGTTTTTCTCCCTCATTTTGCCTTTTATAATCTTTTCAAACAGCAAAATCGCAGGACTTACAAGCGATCTTCATCCAAATGGGTAGTTGCTGAGTACTCTTGGCGGCAAGAGATTTCCGTCCCTGCGATCCGTGATCCAGGTATAAGGGCGCATGACATTGGCCTGCGCTGAGCCTAAACCGCTTTATTTTGCCTGATTTTGTTCTATAAGACGCTGTCTTAGTATAGCAGATCCGCCTACTCTAACGTTGATAATGCCGTTATAATAGTCATCTGACTCTAAAACTCTGCGTTCAAACTGCTCTCTAGCCTCTAGATATGACATTTCTGCCTTGCTTTTGCAAAGATATAGTATTTCTCTTGTGAATTTTTCCGGACCTAATGCTTGAACATCTGCGTTGAGCCTGTCAGAAGATCCCCAGTAGTCGCGCCAATCGCTTTCAACTGTGCTTCTTCTTTTGAGCTTTTTGCCTTTGAGTGGTGGTTTTGTACGTTTGAACTGAGCTAGTTTTTTGCCTATGTACTTTTGTCCGGTTTGAATGTTGGTAATTAGATAAACAAATCCAATGTAGCCTTCGGGTATTGCTTCAACTGTTTGATTTTGATATGTCCATAGCATCAACTATGTAGCTGACGTTTGGTCACGATGCCTGTGAAATTGAATCTTTCTTTGTTTGCCTGTGTTTTTTTCTTTCTGCTAACTGTGCTTCTTTGGTTACTGCCCAAGCTCGCACCACTTCTCTGCGCTGTATGCAAAGTGTTCTAATCTCACTCAGCACTTGTCGCAGGCGAATAGCACTGGTCTTGGTGCCTGTGTTGATCCACTTTTGGTTGGCTTCAAAGTACACACGAAACAGACGTAACAGTTCCGCATGTAGCTCTTCATCCTGATAGTCAACGGGATCGACCTTTTTGCTCATTGTTCCCTAGCCTGTTTGATAATTTCTTCAGCGGCATAGGCCGCACGGTTCTGATCCACGCTGATAACGTGCAAACGATCAGCAACTGCTCTAATATCGCTGGACAACTGCCCACGACCTACTTCTGTTTCCACTAGAGCTGCAATCCTGTGTAGCTCAATAACAGCATCTACTAACTGCATGTTTCTCACTCGGTAATCTCCAAATCGTTTGCATAGCTGGTAAAGCCATTTTCTTTAACAACCTTAAGTACATTGTTAACTCGTCCAATCAATTCATCCTTGTGCGATATTAAGAAAATGTTTTTGTTGCGTTCACGAGCCATCTTTTTAAGTACAGCCAATGCGCCTTCAACACCCGACGCATCTAATCCATTGTCAATCAACTCATCAACAAACAACAAGTTGATGTTTTGATACAACGACTCCCACACATCACGGAAAGCCCACGATAATCCTAAAATAAGTCTATTGCGTTCACCTCGACTTAGATTATCAAAGTCCAAGTCTTGCCCTAGTTGTGTAATTTCAACGTTTAAATCGTTTTGGAATGTTACAGTATGCGGTAATCCCATCTTGTCCAAGTAATAGGTCAAGCGATTGTTCAAATATGCTAGGTTTTGATCTATGATCTTCTTGCGAATAAAGCTGTCTTTGCTGGTGAGCAGTTTGAGCAAGAACTCTTGATGGTCCTTGAGGCTGTTAAGTTCATTAACATAGTCCCAAGTAATGTCTACCATGGCTGTGTTTAACAGCTCTTCAATTTGTTCTTGGTATGGATCCTGCTCGCCTGCGCGAACTGTCAGCTGTGTTTCCAAAGTTTTGAGATTGTTTTGATGTTTAAGTGCCTGTTCAACTGTGTCATAATATGTATTGGGGCGAGTATTTACTTCACCAATGGCTGCGATTTCTGTTTGTATTTTATTGAGATCCGCAGTGACCTTGTTGAGATATTTTTTCGCCTCCTCAAGGTGCCCTTGTGCTGTAGCAGTCATTTCCTCATGTTTGTGATCATGTAGCTGTTGTTCACATGCATGACAGGTCTTGTTAGCCAACTTGGCGAGCTCGCTGTCGTACTTCGTGACGCTTCGCTCTGCTTGCGCTGTCGCGCTTTCTAACGTAGCACGTTCCTTATTTAGGCTTTTCAGCTTCGCTGTTTTTTCTTCGAACTCTTTGAGTTCGCTGTGCTTCGCAAGCTCAGCTTCGATATCTACACTTTCAAGTTCTATGATAGCACGACCAATTTTTTCAACATCGTTGTCTCGTTGCGTGTTCCAGACAGTTTGTTTTGTAATTAAACTGTCAATACTCTTTTGAATACCCTCATTAGACTTTTTAGTTGCTTCAATTCGAGCATTTTCTTGAACTATATTGTCTTTAGTAGTGCGTATTAGTTCTTTTAATGTTTCTGCTTTTTCACTTAAGATAGTTATACCTAGTAACTGTTCAATGATTGCTCTCTGGTCATTAGCTCTCATGCTTAAGAAAGGTTCAGTGTAGGTGTTAAGAGCAAGAATATGTTTGAACATATCGTGACTCATGCCTAACAGATCGTCTAAATCCTTCTGAGTCTCACGCATATCGCCTTGAGCATCGTCAGTTTCTTCTGTTTCTTGTTCTACATCGTTGACATAGAACTGTAAAATATTAGGTTTGCGTCCACGTTCAATGCGGTAGTCGATGCCATCCTTTTCAAATGCCAAAGTAACCAGCATGTTCTTATTGTTAATTTTGTTTATTAAGTTATCTTTCTTAATATTTGTAAGAGCATTGCCAAACAATGCATAACTTAGTGCATTAACAATGGTAGTTTTACCAGTACCATTGCGTGATCCGCTATCATCACCACCCATATCTAAGTTTTCACCTAGTACAAGTGTTAAATGTTGCTTGCCAAAATTTACAGCTTGGGTTTGATTACCCACGCTCATAAAGTTTTTGACTGTAAGTTCTTTAATTTTTATCATAGACTGTTATAAATCGCCAGTAGCGTATTTTTATTATACGTGTCGCTTTCAATATTCACAAGCTGACTGGACACAATCTGGTCAACTGATTCAAATGCTTGAATGTCAATATCTGTATTAATTTCAACTTGTTTCTTTTCTGTGATTAGTGTAAGTTCACGGATGTCATAATTGGCCATAAAGTTTTCTTTTATAAAACTGGCCTCTTCATAACTAATATCAATGTCCAATGTAACACGCAAATGTTGTTTGGGTTTAATTAAACTATCTGCTTCGTCAATAAGTTGACTTAGTTTTACTGTGCGAAATGTAGGTTGACCACTCCAAGTGTGATATTCAGGTTGTCCTCCCCACTCTAGTACCATCATGCCACGCTCATCATCCCAAGCATCTGCATAGTTGTGCGGAAAAGCGTTGCCAATATAGTGCATATTGCCTTTGCTTTGCCGTTTGTGGAAGTGTCCACTGAACCCTAACTCATATCCTTCGAACGCATCCAACTGTATTTCACCATGATCCGGCATCTGCACCATGGCGTTCATATAAAAGTGAGGTAGTTCAAAGTGTCCAAAGATGTATTTGGCTTTTTTCTTTCCTATTGCCTTCCATTCTTCCCCGACAAGCCACGGGCACATAGTAACGTCACCAGTAGTAATAGGCTCGTGTACAATAGTAA